GCGGCTATTCTTGAACCCACCATAGAATTCAAGAAAAAGAAAAGGGAAGAAAAATCTGATGAGTAATATTCAGGTACTCAGTCATTTTCATTGTGATTATCCCTTCAATCATTTATCACCTTGGATGAAAGTATCACATGCAGGTGACGTTGAATTTCAACAACCTTTGTTGAAAGAAAATTCAATTAATACTTCATTAGAAGAAGATCGTATTCAAAGATATCAAGAATATTATCCTGGTGTTTCTGAAAAAGATTTTTTGAAAGCAATGGGGCAACAATCTTCGGAATATTGGTTATGGAAACATTGTGAAGCCGATTATATTGGTTGCACAACTTATCGTCGGTATCTTATGATTGACAATACCGAAGATGAAGATACGGCTAAGATTGTTTATCCAACAAATCCCGAAGCAATTTATCATCTTTCTTCCGAAATTCAAAAAGAAAAAGCACTTGAAATTTTACAGAAACGTGATATAATTACAAATACTCGTTCCGTTTTACCATGGTCTGTTGAAAGGCAATACCTTGCATCGGAGCCTAAAGAATATTGGGATTTATTTCTAGAAGGTATGCAAGAGTTGGTGCCAGAATATCGTAAACACATCAACTGGTTTCAAGGAAATGTAGTTAATTTTGAAACCACCTATATCATGCGTAAAGAGTTTTTCAAAAAATACGTAAGTGAGTATTTTGCGATAATGGAATATATTTGGCAGAATACAGACAACACATATCCATCACATGAATATTTGGTAGAAAACAACAAAGAAGTTGGGTGGTGGAATCCACAAGGTAATCCCTGGCGTTATCCAGGATTTTTAGGTGAAAGATTTTTTCCGTTTTTCATTTATGCAAATAATATGAATGCTGAATATGTTCCTTTAGTCTTGTTTACTTAAACAATATCTACAAGGTTTTTTGTTATTCGTTGTTATACAAGTGAGCACTTACTTTTTATGAAAGAAAAATACATTAAAGCACACATGAAAGCAGCCAGTGTCTATGCTGAACTTTCTACTGCACGAAGATTACAGGTAGGCTGTGTAATCGTCAAAGATAATACTATTATTGGTATTGGTTACAATGGTATGCCATCTGGTTGGGACAATAATTGTGAAGATTTAGAGTATGTTCTCAAAGAAGAATGTCAATCAACTGATGAATGGATGATACAAAACGGATTTACCGAAACTGCTCATGGTTGGTCAAGACTTAAAACTAAAACAGAAGCCCTTCACGCTGAATCAAATTGCCTTGCAAAAGTTTCTCGGTCAACAAACTCAAGTGAAGGTGCATCCATGTTTATTACCCACGCACCGTGCTTGGAATGTGCTAAGATTATATATCAAGCAGGAATTAAAGAGGTTTACTACAAAAATAATTATAGAAGTGAAGCAGGCATCAATTTTTTGAAAAAATGTAATATAGACATAGTTCACTGTAATGAGGAATAATCATGAATAACATCACAAAAGTAGCAAAACAATTGGCAGAATCAAATTCTAAACTCCCTAAAGCATACAAGTATGATCTTGCAATGCGTGAGTTCGACAGTAAAGTTGAACTAATTGGTCTTGTAGATGATCCAACATATGACATTGTAGACTTTCGTGGTCGTGAAATGTTATTTCCCAAAAAATGGGTAACACTAGAAGTTTTTGAATCAACTAAAGAGGTAACTATATGAACGAAGTAAAATGTTTCACTTTTAAAACACATCAAACTGTCATGGGTGAAGTAACCGATGATAACGATGTTGGTTTTACACTCAAAAATCCAATGCAAATAATTGCGGTACCACCGCGTTCAACAAACGATTCAGGTGGGGTTGGGTTTGCACCTTACCTTGCATTTACTGAAGAGTTTGATAAAGGCATAAATTTTAAGTATACTGATATTTTGACTGTCAACACACCTGTGACAGATTTACTCAATCAATACAATCGTATGTTTAGTCGAATTGAAATCGCATCATCAACACTTAAAATTTAATGTCAAAGTATTATACTAATGTTTGCGTTCACAGTAATCATATTCTTTTTCGTGGAGTGAACAATGGTCGGAGAGTGAAGAGCAAAGTCAAATACTCTCCGACTTTGTTTTTACAGTCTAACAAACCGTCTCAATGGCGTTCATTATTCAATGAGCCATTGGAGCCTATGACATTTGATACCATTCGGGAGGCACGTGATTTTGTCAAACGTTATGAAGAAGTTGCAAATTTTAAAATCTATGGCAATTCACGCTATGAATACGCATTCATTGCTGATACTTTTAGAGGGAGTATTGATTGGGATATTTCTCATTTATCTGTCGCTTTCATAGACATTGAAGTTGGATCAGAAAATGGTTTTCCTAATCCATACAAAGCAACTGAACCTATTACTGCAATCGCCATTCATCAACTGAATGGTGGTACTACTGTTTATGGTTGTGGTACATATAAAAACTCTGATGAGGGTGTGAATTATGTTTTATGTAAAGATGAAATCGATTTGTGTGAACGGTTTCTTGCTGATTGGTCAAGCAATCCTCCTGACGTTCTTACTGGTTGGAATATCAAGTTCTTTGATGTTCCTTATATTGTCAATCGTTTCACACGTATACTAGGTGAAGATGCTGTAAAAAAATTATCACCGTGGGAACTTATCTCACAGAGAAATACGGTCTTCAAAGGTAGAGAACAAACCGTGTATGATATTGTTGGTGTTTCTGCACTTGACTATCTTGAACTATATCAATGGTATGCTCCTGCTGGTAAAAGTATTGAAAACTATCGACTAGACACTGTTGCTAATGTTGAATTGGGTGAAAGTAAAATTGCGTATGACGAGTATGACAGCCTACATCAGTTATACAAAATGGACTATCAAAAGTTTATTGACTATAACATCAAAGACGTAAGAATCGTTCTTAAACTCGAAGATAAGTTGAAGTTGATTGAACTTGCGTTGACTCTTGCATATGATACCAAATGCAATTATGATGATGTGTTTGCACAAACTAGAATGTGGGATGCACTGATCTATAATTATTTACTTGATAAAAAGATTGTTGTACCACCACGCAGAGTGTCGAAAAAGAACTCTGCATTTGAGGGTGCATATGTCAAAGAACCTCAGATTGGCTTACACAATTGGGTCGCATCGTTTGACTTGAATAGTCTGTATCCGCATTTGATTATGCAATACAATCTTTCGCCAGAAACAATCATAGAGACAAGTGAGTACACAGATGAAATGCGTGAACTTGCATCATCGGCTTCAGTTGAAAGTTTGCTTGATCATAAACTAAACACAAGCAATCTAAAGAATATGACCATTACACCAAACGGACAATTTTTTAGAACTGACAAGCAAGGTTTCTTACCTGCGATGATGATTGAAATGTATGAAGATCGGAAAAAGTTTAAGAACGAGATGTTGAAAGCACAACAAGATTATGAAAATGAGAAAGACAAAGATAAGAAAAAAGAAATTGAAAAGTTAATCGCACGTTATAATAATCTACAACTTGCAAAAAAAGTTTCATTGAACTCTGCATATGGTGCCATGGGTTCACAGTATTTCAGATTTTATGATTTGCGACAAGCACTTGCTGTTACACTGGCGGGTCAACTATCTATTCGTTGGATTGAAAACAAACTCAACGAATATTTAAACAAATTACTGAAAACCGATAAAGACTATGTTATTGCTTCAGATACAGATTCAATCTATCTTAATCTTGGTCCGCTGGTTGATAATGTTTATGGAACTGGACAGAAAAACTCTGTCTCTTCAAACATCGACAAACAAAAAGTTATTGCCTTCATGGACAAAATCTGTGAAGAGAATATTCAACCATATATTGATAAGAGTTATCAGAGCCTTGCTGAATATGTTCATGCATTCGATCAGAAGATGCAAATGAAACGTGAAGGTCTTTCTGATAAAGGCATTTGGACCGCAAAGAAGCGTTATATTCTAAATGTATACAACAATGAAGGTGTACAGTATGAAAAACCAAAAATCAAAGTCATGGGGCTTGAGATGGTCAAGTCATCTACACCAGGCGTTGTTCGTGGCAAAATGTATAAGCTTGTCGATTTAATTGTAAATACAAACGAAGAAACAGTACAGAAGTTTATTGCAGAGTTTCGGGAAGAGTTTAGAAAACTTCCTGTTGAAGATATTTCCTTTCCACGAGGTTGTAACGGTTTGAAAGAATATTCTGATTCTGTTACAATATACAGAAAAGGAACACCGATTCATGTTAAAGGCGCGATATTATATAATCATTTCCTCAAAATTCACAATTTAACGACTAAGTATCCTTTGATACAAGAAGGTGAGAAGTTAAAGTTTACCTATTTGAAGGCACCAAATCCCTTTAGAGATACAGTAATTTCATTTCCAAATAGATTACCTAAAGAGTTTAACTTGCAAGAATATGTTGACTATGAAACACAATTTGAGAAAACTTTTCTTGATCCAATTAAATTGATTCTTGATTGTATTGAATGGAAAACTGAAAAACAATATACACTTGAAGGTTTCTTTTCATGAAAAATATACGAGTTATAAAAACGGGTATTAATGTTTCAAAAATATTGAAACAATTAAATGAACATCCTGAAGATTGGAACTATCAACAAAAAT